CATGTATTACTACGATCACAATCTCGACTATACATCATTAAGTAATGATCATAATGTATACGATCTCGACGAGATGTGTGAGACATACATGCATAATACATCACGAGATATGCAACTAGATGCATATGATGATGATGATGAGTATGCACGAGATACATGTGATTACGTCGAGCTTGCATACAAACATTACGCATGATATAATACGTAAACATCACACGAGATACACATGTACGCACAGAAACGCATTGTGAGTGTTACGTTAGACATTGAGTGTTATGAAGATCTAGATCTTAAGAATATCAATTGGAATGATATCTTAGGACTGGAAGGTGACGAGAAAGTTGATATTAGCATCAGAGAGACTGCAGACGTGTATTAGTGTGCCACTTCCCCGACTGGCACGAGAGGGCATTAGAAGACCTTATAAGACCCATAGAGAGACCTTATGAGTGTGCCAGTCGGGGAAGTGGCACAAGGTTTCGGCACAGGGTCCAAAATCGTGTATTGTAGAAGGGTCAAAGAAATTCACCCCAAAAATGATTAACAACGACACACTTGAGATGTTATCAGCACGGGAACAATTGATGGAAGATATTGATTGTATTTGTGATGAATTCTTTTGTGAATACTTTCCAGCATCGTCTGATAAGTATGAAGAACTAGTTCGTGTCTTATGTGATGCCGTATGTAAGAATTTCCCTGCTAAGTAACACAAACCGGTCGGCTGCCTCCCAGTCGGCAAAGTGTCACAAGGTTTCGGCACAGGGTCCAAAATCGTGTATTGTAGTTAAGTCATCAGGAATTCACCAAATGCAAGGTTACAACGGTTGGACAAATTGGGAAACCTGGAATGTTGCTCTCTGGATCGGAAATGATGAGGGTTTGTATAATCTTGCCTGTGATGTTGCAAGTGATGGTGGAACTTATGGACATCTGGTTAGTATGATTCAAGAGTGTAGTAAAGAAACACCAGACGGATGTAAGTGGGACGATGTTAATATCAACGGAATAGAAGTAAACGAAATGATGAAAGAACTTATAGACTAAGTAACCCTTACTCAACTCTCACTAACTAACACTTTTTTTCAAATGGATTACGACACTTTCGACACTGACATCTTCTCTGAGATTAATGACATGCCGGGTGAGATTTATGATGTGATTGAATATAAGGAAGAGTATGAAGATGATAAGAAGTTTGACGTAGAAGGTTACATTAACGGAAACACTGATTACTGATGAAATTTACTCTCGTTCGTTTCAAAGGTCAATGGGTGAAAGTATCGAACAAACTATCACCTCCAAGCAACTGGGTTACAGTTATTAACTCACCTCACACTAAGTAACATCATGCTCAAAGGACAAGTATTAAAAATCGTTGGTGAAACTGCAAGAGACGTTGATCCCAACATGACAAGATTGGAGAAGTTTGAAGTATTTTGCCGTGTATGTGATGGATTACTTAAAGATGGTAGAATTAGTTCTGCTAAACATCATGCATGGACAAACCCTTTTTAACACTTAAGAAAAACACTAAGTAACACAAACCGGTCGGCCGCGAGTGGACAGTTGGACAAAGTGGCACAAGGTCACGGCACAGACCCCAAAATCGTGTATTGTAGAAGGGTCAAAGAAACGAGTTCAATTTTGCTTTACACTGTTCACTGTCCAGCACTTAACGAAACTGAGAATTGCTCCTCTCAGGATCATGCAATCGATGTTGCTTATTCGATGTATAGTGAGTCTAATTCCACTGTCTGGGTTGAAGATTACCTCGGGCATACAGTAATCGAATTGGGTGACTGATTTACTCACTGTTTAACACTTTCTTTCTTTCTTCATTAACATCATGGCAACTCCAATTTTCTCTCTTATTCCTTCAGAACAGCAAGCAAAGTGGAATGACATTATGGGGCAAATGTGTGCCTTCGTCAATGATACAAATGCCGATGTAGATATGGCATACGATTGGGTATGTGAGATGTTGGAAATTGTCTCCTTTGTTGATAACGAAACTGCATGGGATAGTTTCTATGAAACTTGGGCATCTTGCGATAATCGTAATGATCTGAGCACTTATATTCTCAACTAATTAACAATCACTCATTCATTCACTAAATCACATGCCTATCTGGAATTGCTACGGTTATGATACTAAGAAACAAATGCACGATGTGCTTTCTTACATGAGAGAAACTGCTGCCGAAGCATATGAAAGATGCAAAGAATTACACCCAAACTTTGAGATTATTACAGTCAAACTTCGTCCTGAGTAACACTAACTGTAGTATCACTAAATGATACTCAGAGCGGCCGCGAGTGGACAGTTGGTCAAAGTGGCACAAGGTTCCGGCACAGACCCCAAAATCGTGTATTGTATAGGAGTGGAGGGGACAGCACCTCTCCACACCTCTCAGACCCTTCTACCTGCCTCTCATGCGTAAAATCGAACAGCAGATGATCCAAGCAATCAAAGATAACACGAACTGGACGTCTGCGAACACATGCGTCACCCTTGAAGATGGTATCTCAAAGGTTTATCTTCATGGCAACTTGATTGCTGAGATTGATGAAGATTCACTGAAACTTTATGATGGTGGTTATCAATCAAAGACCACAAAATCCCGTCTAAATGCACTTCTCAATGAATTTGGATATACCTGTGGAACAAGGAATGAGCAGGTATTTCAACAGAATTGGACCTGGTTTGTTCGTGTCTTTAATGAAACATTCAACGAAATGCAAACCGTTAAGTTCACTTCAGGAATGCGTCTTGCATGATCAAAACTAAAAAAGAATGGGCATCATGTTATGCCCGTTTTTATTCAATCCTTCTCATTCTCATCATTCTCTAATATGTTCCGCATTGCCTCTTCAATCACAACCCGTCGCACTTTGTGGGTTTGCAGTGATAACGTAGCAGTTCCTGCTTATATCCATGCCGGTGCATGTTCGTCCTATAAAGGTAGTGACCCCGGCAAATATCGTTGCAATCCTGAGGCAAAGAATATTTCCTTCCCTATCTGATACAAACTCCCCACCTTATTCATTCACTTTTTTCTCAACATTATGCAAAACAAGCACATCGAACATCCTGAAGATTCCATTCTCACTGGTGATTTAAGTGCTCTTGATTGTCTACGTAATGAGGGCAATCTGTCAGTAAAGATGGACGGAGCACCTGCAATCGTATGGGGAAAGAATCCTGCGACTGGTAATTTCTTCGTGGGAACTAAGTCAGTCTTTAACAAAGTAAAGATCAAAATCAACGAATCGCATCAGGACATTGATGCTAACCACACGGGCAACGTTGCTGATATCCTTCATAAGTGCCTTGACTATCTTCCACAAACCGAAGGTATCTTTCAGGGAGACTTTATCGGTTTCGGTGGTTCTGATGAATACACACCAAACACAATCACCTATCAGTTCGATAATATTGTAGAGGAGGAGATTATCATTGCCCCTCATACGTATTACACAGCAGAGAGTGATTTAAGGGATGCAATCGCACACCCGATGAACTTCATCATCACAGACACATTCTATTGTAAGTTTGTGAAACCTAGGGCAACGATTGCGTCTGGTCGTTATGATGATGGACTGGAGAGATTCCATGACTTAGACGATGTGATTCAGTTTGCTAAGGTAATGGCACAGAACGTTGAGTTTGTATCAGATAAGGATGCCAAACTAATTAAACAGGAACTCAATTCCTGTATTCGTGAGAATCGTCCCGTGATTGCTTCGACCTTTATGAATGAGAATCTCATCAGTTTCTGGTTGTTAGTCAAGTCGATAAAAGAGGATGCTATCTATCTCTGCCGGAATAATGGTCCGAAAGCATACATCGGACAAACTCCAATCGGTGGTGAGGGTTATGTCTACTCTAATGAGTTCGGTACATTTAAGTTAGTGAATCGTGAGCAATTCAGTTATGCCAACTTCAACAACACTAAATTCTCCGTATCATGAAATACAAAAAAGAGGTACGTATCTTCATGGATTCTATGGGTTATGACTTAGAACGTCAAAGGACACATTTAGTCTTTAGGCATTATGTAGGATTTACATATACTGCCCCATCATCACCATCATGCCCTCAGGCTATGAATCAAGTTAGGAGGGGAGTTCGCAGGCAGTTGATAGATAAGGGCATTCGTTCGTAAACAGCAGTGGGGGGTATATGCCCCCCTTATGTTATGCGTTGCCG